GTTCAAAACTATTGATAGTATTAATAACTGCTTGTTTTAATGAGGCTGCAAGAAGTGGAGTCGCTGGTTCAAATAACATGCGTCTTATAGGACTACCGATTTCGCTATGGAATGGTCGCTCAAAGTTAGACGTCAAAATAAGATTCTTCAATGCAGTTTTAATTGCATTCTCATCGTAACGACGTGTTAGATCCTTCGTCACTGGGTGAGCAGTGAAGTTAAAGTCTAGATCTGAAAAGATTCTTGTATTTCTTGCCATATTCTTTATTTAGGTTACTCTACGTTCGTTTTTGCAGATCCTTCTTTTACCTTATCCCCATCTGCTATATCATCTCCGACTCTAGCTGCAGCCTTACCTTCAAAGAAAGTCTTTGACGCACCAGAGGTTATCTCACGCTGACTAGTTTGGTGTGTAGTATTTCCAACTGTATGGGCATCAAATTGATCTCCAACGACACCAATTAATCCCTCTGCTACATAACTTTTGGTGCAATTATTTTTGGTATTCAGACCAGTGGCAGCACCACCATCTGTACCTGCACTTAGAGCACCTTTATACGTTAACGCACTCATTGTGGTTTATTCTTCGGAGGAACAGGTGCTTGGAGTAAAACAAAACCAGAAGGAATTCCCTTGGAATCACGCTTGTATACTGCATCATTCAACATAGTAAACGCCATATTACGGTTCCCTTCTGACTTATATCCAGTGTGGATCCATACTGTAGATGGGTTTCTATATTCTAAAATAATTTGGTCGTACTTCACTAATCTTTCCAGTTTTTGCACCAAATCGTATGTTCTATTGTTTCGGTCGTCCCCAAGTAGGCACACATCGAAACAGTGTCCTTTACAGTGATCGGATACTGGACTCTCATAAGGAACAACACCTCTCAAACGATAACCAGATGAAACTGTCCACAGTTTACCATATCCACTTATTCCGTTTGGTAGTTCTTGTAGATAAGGTTCAAGAATATTTTGAGCAGACATAGCAAGATTACAAACAATTTCTTGCGCTGTGTAAAGTCTTGGTGGTGCACCCTTAGTTGGTTCTAACATCTGATCTATCAACTTATGTGGACCAGTAACCCCACCTTGAGAAATCAACATACCTAAAGTGAAGTTTTTAGATATAGTGTAATCGTTGGTGAAGTTTTTAGTTGTATATATTATCTTACAATCTGTTGGAACATCTTTTGCCTGAACACCACCACTAGGTGTAGCTTCTTCTGATGTAACAGGAGCAGGAGCATTTGGTACACCTTGTTGTGTCTGAGTATTAGACTGTTTACGTCCTTCTGGTGTATCATAATCTTCTGGTGTTTCAGCAGCAGCTTTTTCTTCTATTTGACGATCAGGTGGTGGTAAATATGGGATGTTAGGGTTCATTGGGCTACCTACATCTGGAGGTGTATTATCAACTCCATCTGGCATAGATGCACTAACACCAAAGTTACCCTTGCTGTAATTCATATTAGTAACACCAGAAGAATTGATATCCATAGTTCCACTGGATCCAAGTTTCATTGCTTTGTCAGCTAACTGATTGATATTTGCTGCCTGAAGATTAAAGTCGCCGATGGCTCTAACATTAAAATCACCACCAGTGACGATATCTAAATCGTTCGCCACTCCAATTGATGCATTGTTGCCAATACGAACATTAGCGTTTTGTGAAACTTCAATATTTGCATCTGTTCTGCAGAAGATGTTTGCATTTCCATCAGCAGTTAAGTTATATTCACCTGCTACGTGTATAGAACCATTACGCTCCATAATGGTAAAATTATCACCAACGATATAATTTACTTTAGTTCCGTTGGCATCAATTTCACTAAATGTTCCTGAGCGATGATATGTGTGAATTCTCTCATGGCCAGGAGTATCATCCCATTCTTGTACGTGACCAGATTCTGTTTCCATCACTTTGTTGAATGGATACTTTGCACCGAATCCATTCGATGGTTGATCCCAAAATCCCTCATCATATGCTTTAGGCACACCACGTTTTACTGTTACATCTTTTTTCTCGATTACAGTTCCTGTAATGATACCACGTGCCAAACGATTAGTGTCTGGCTCATTAAGATAATCTTTTAGTGGATACTTATTGTTTGGATCTCTGAACCCTGTATTATCAGATCCACGTCTCTTAGACTCTGGAGATGGTCCAGGAGTTGGTGATGAACCATCTGATGGTGGACTTGCTTGCGGAGCAGCTGCATCTTTATCAGTTGTTGATACTGATGGAGATCCATAGAAGTATTCATAATACTCTAACTTCTTTGCTGCAATATCTGGAGAGTTGACACCTACTGCCTTTTTAGCAGCATAAAAATATCCAGGATGGTCTGTCGATCTTGCTGTAGAAGGAACACGATCTTTAATATAAAGAGCAGCAACTAATGCAGACACGTTGATATCTGCATCAAGAGAATCTGGATTGTTAACAAGATCTAGGTTTAATCCCAACTTGTTAGCCATGTCTTGGTATTTCTTATAGTTACCACGACCAGTCAACTGAATGAAACCTCGACCATAATATTTTCCACCATCAGCGTCTGTCTGGTTTCCTAAGAAATTCTTACCACGCTTAGTTGGTCCATAAATTATAGTGAAGAATTGTTCACGTGTAATACCCTTTTTAGAAGCATCAGATAATCTATCAGCTTCTTCATCTGTCAAGAAAGAGAAAATTTGTTTAATTCTACCCTTTGAGTAATTATACGCTTCATTCTGTGGAATCCAACGAGATTCACCACCAGCGATGCCCAATAATGCACACTTCTGTTCCTTAGTAGTTAAACCAACTTTATCACATGCTGCAATAAGTGCCTTAATACCTTCTTCTGATTTTGTTGGATTTGAACTAGCACCCTTTGGTGGCTTTGTTGGTATAGAAGTATTAGTGGCAGTCTGTTGAACTGGAGTCTCGCCAACTGTAATAGGTTTACCATCACTTGAAGTGACTGGTTTACCAGAACTATCAGTCAAGTAGTTTTGTGCTTTACTTGCATTGACTTCTGCTAAATTTGTTGGTGGTTCTTTAAACGTGATAATGTTTTCGCCATAACCAGCTACTTCATTATTGATGGTTATTTGTGTTCCACTATCAATGCTGACAATAAATGTATTGTCAGGTAACTGGAAGCCAACAACACCCATGTTGGCTCTTAAATCTTTAGTTAAATCTGTTCTTCCAGTTTCTTTGTCATAGAATGTTAATTGTTTACCATTAACTGGTCCAGGAATTGTTCTTAACTCTATTTTTGATGCTGGAGTGTCTTCACCAATAACAGTGGAGTTATCATCATCATCGATTGCAGTTGGTAACTGTGGAATGCCACCAACAGTACCTAAAATAATTGGCTGTTGCTGATTCTCGTCAGCAAACATAATAATAACAGTAGTACCTTCAACTGGACCAATTGGCGTATAACCAATACCATTCATCGCAGCAGATCCAATTGGTTGCACAGGTAATGCCCATGGCAACTCATTGGTAGGAAGTTGGGATTTATCGTGGGTGTGTAATCCTACAATACGAACTTGGCAACGACCAAGTTGTAATGGATCAGAACGATTTTCTACTATACCTGAATAAAACATTATTTCGCAGCCTTATCTACACTCATTAATAAACTATCCTTAATCAATTCCATACTACACTCATGCATCTCACGATCGATAGTATGATTAATCGCAGCAATAATATAAAACCCAGAAAACATCTTATCTGTTATATCTGTATCTGAGCCTCTTATCGGTTCTACTTTATTTAATTTTATTTCTACTTTTTGTCCAACAGTATAATCCATTCTTCCAGGAACAGTTATGTTAATTTTGTTGGCTTCTGCAGCTTTTAGTAAAGAAATTCTTTTCTGTATTGTTTTAAAATTAGTAGCATCAGCAACACCACTAAATCCACCTGTATATCTCGGAACGATCATTGTCGCAGAATTTGTTCTAAAGATAGAATTTAAAGATGCTACATTATAC